GAATCAATTGCTGAGGATCCAGGAGAAGAATGATTGTTCCAACCTTCTGCATATGAAACTTCACAATGTTGTTTTACTGAAATATTTCCTGGTTTAAGTAGATATTCTTTTCTAATAGACCTAGCTACTTGATTATTAGTTTTGTATACAGCTTGAATTAACTCAGGCATACAATCACCAGAACAATGTGGATTATAACACGTAGGACTGTTACAAGGTTCTCCACCAACAGTAAGAGGAGCCACTTGAATAGTGGAAACAGAAGCAGCTTGAGAATAAAATGAATTAGCTGATTGATAAGGTAATTGTGGAATCTCAGAACACATCCAAGCTTCTCTAACAGCATAAAAATTATCAGGAAGTCTGGTTTCAAAATCAGCAACGTCTAATGTCTCCTCTACAATAATATAACTTGATCTACCTAGTTTTTGTAAACACTTATTAAGATAAGTTGGAAATAATAAGTCATCTACAGCACCTGTATCAAAGTAACTTTTAAGTTCCTCTTTAACTAGAGAATATACTGGTTCAGGGGAAACAAAATTATATTTGTAATAGTAAGACATCTTAATTAATTTTAACGGTGTATGTTATTTATTTTTTCCACTCATTGTAGATGTGCTGATATTTATCATCAGCTTTTATGTAATGAGATAATAATCTTGAAGTTGTTCTTGAAGGTTTAAAATACCACAGATCTACATTTTTAAATCTTGCACTTTCTTTAAACCATATCCAGCCAAAGAAATAGCCTTCTGTATGATAATTGAAGTTATATATAACCTTTCCTTTTTCTTTAGTCTTTTGCCAGTCTATAGGAAGATTGATATATTCTTTTCCATCAATGTTTTTTATTTTTTTTCTTTTCTTTTTATTAATTGAAAATTCTCCAAATCCAAATGGGAGTCTAGATTTTTCTCCTGTTTCAAGAATATATTCTTTAAACTGTTCATTAAATGTATAGATAATGTTTCTCCATTCATCAAATGATAATTTTATCAATGAATGTTTTTTACAAAAATTGTCGTAATTTTCTCTACTGGAACTTCTCCAATCAACTTTTGTACGCATAAGTTTTATCTAGTTGGTGCAGCATTAGGAGCTTGACCATCAATACCATCATCAGTCATATCAGTTTTAAGATTAAAATATGTTTGAAGTAGTTTTTGTGAGGTTAGTTCTAATACTTGTTTTTCTAAATATCCTGGTAAAGAGAATGGTTTATCTAAAGGATTCATACACCAATCTTCATCTGTTGGCTTACAGTTTCCACAACCAGCATCTGGATACATTAATTCATTTGGAATATCTTCTTCAAAACAAGCAGCTAATCTAATAGCTTGTAATAAAGGATTACTTATATAAAGGTAATCATTAATAATCCAATAATATTCTTCTTTTTTTATAATAGGAAGCTTTAAAAGATTTGTATATCTATTGATGGTAATTTCTTTAAGCTTCTTACCTTGTCCACCCATTGCATTGATTGAATACACTCCTTGTATTAAGTATTGATAGTTTCCTTCAGATATACGAGGGATTTTATATTTACTTCTTGCAACATTACATGGATCTTGATAATCGCAACATTCAGAAATAGGAACTTCAATCATTTCTAAACAAGGAATTGTAGTAAACAATGTGCTAGTAGCCCAAAGTTTTCTAAGATTTGTTTCTCGTTTGATTAAAAGAATACTATTATTTCTAAGCTCAGATGCAATCGCTCTATCTGTTATTAGAGCATCAGTCGATAATAATTTATGAACTGAACGTATATCTGAAACTAATTTTCTTAATGTTGCCATGTTTTTTAAATTCTACTTTCTAGCTCTCCTATTTTTCCATGTTGTTTATCATATATTAAAACAAGAGCAGCTCTTACACTATTTACAAAATTATTATCTCTATGCCATCTGTCAGTTCCTGATAAGCTAGGCATTTGTTGAATTCTTACACCTTTTATTTCTTTAGCCATATAATGATGCTTATCTCCTGTATGTACCTCACGATATTTAGCATTACCAAACACTGATGAATGTTGAGGATGAGTTGCAAACAATAGTGGAAGATCTTCTATTTTACAATTACCATGATGGTAACCAACAAATGTATTTCCTAACACCACTCCTTTTAATTCACTATCTCTTCTATCGAATGTAATACCAGATGCTTTGTTAAAATAAACTTCTAATGCATGTGCTAGATAGAAAGATTTAGTTTTATCATGATTTCCTTGAACTAGTACTACTCTCACATTTTCACAATGCGTGTAGAGTATATCTATTGCTTTTACAAGTAGATCAAATCCATGTTCATATTCTTCACTATAACTAGCAATTACATCTTGAGGAGTACCATTTGTAGTTTGGTTTTGATAGTTATCTGTATGAAAGAAATCATTTGATATTGGAAAAACAACTGTACCTACATTGTAATTACGTAACACCTTTGATAATAAGTTTACTAAAGTGTTAATGTAAATTGCTTTTCTATCCTCAATACAATTGTTACCATTTACAATTCTTTTAGCTAAATGGAAATCAGAAATAGATAATTCAATATCTACGGTTTCTTTATCTTCATCAATTGTTATAGGCTTAGTTACAAAGGTGGATTTATAATTTTGTAAGAATTTAGCAAAATCTTCTGGAGTGTAATCTTTTGCTTGTTTTAATTTAGAAAATACAGAAGATGTAAATTTACCATTAGGTAATAACTTAGACCAGTAGTTAGTTATAATATATTTATCTAAATCAATCTTATGTAATTTAGCTAATTCAATATCATTTTTTGGTTCAAAATCAATAGTTATTGTACTTTCAATTGTTCCTTTTTCTTTATTTACTTTTTTACTATTATCAAATATTGAACTTGGTTTATTTTGCTTACTTCTTAATTCTGCTAATAATTTTTCAACAACTTCTTCTGTAACACCAAGTCTCTTTGCATAGTACTTTTTACTCTTTTTGTGTACCAGTAAGTTTTCTAGGCTGCACAAAAGTGTTTGATTTTCAGACATATTAAGTCGATTTTAGTTAAAATTAACGTAAAGATACAAAATAGTTTTTAAAAAAACCAAATCTTTTTAGTTAGAGATACTATTACAACTAATCAAATTAGTTATAAAATAAAAAAACTCCCAGAACAATTGCTCTGGGAGAATCCTGTAAAACCAACAAAACAGGATTTTTATATTTTTAACATAGTATAATATTAGTCATGTTATTAAGCACCACAAGTACTACAATCACCTTCAGATGAACAAGGAATATCAGTACAAGTTGTAATAACTACACCCCCACCACTTGCAATTATACTAGCACCTGCTTGGGTACAATCTGTTATTACTGTACCTATTCCCATAGGTACATCAATTACAGGGGTTCCTCCACATTCTGTGTATGATAGAGTACGTTCTTCACCTGATACATTAGTAGCTCTAAAACAGTAACATGGATATGTAGTTGTAGTGGTAGTTGTACTAGTAGATGTACTAGTACTAGTGCTACTACTACTAGATGTAGTAGTGGTTGTAGTAACTAAACTAATTGTAATATCAATAAAGTTAATACATACTGAATTTGATTTCACTCTAACTATAGTTGTTCCATTTGGAACAAGTGTTGATGTATATCCTGATACTAAGGATGCTTTTGGTACTAATGTTTCAAATGGGACTAAATATCCATCAACATCTGAATAAAGATCAAAAGGTCCTGTACTTGCACCAGCAGTTGTTAATGTTATTAATACTGTCATGTTTTTATTTAATTATGTTTGGTTAATGTTTAAAAAGATCTAATTGCACGAACTCCAATTGTATTAGTTTTAGTAAAATCTACTTGAGAACCACTTCCAAAAATTTGAAGCCATGCACTAAATGCATTAAATTCTGAACTACTCCAGTAACTACCTGCTATAAATCCTCCAATTAAAAATCTGTTTAAATATAATTTATTTAACTCATCTTTACTTGGAAGATACCAATCAGAATAACCACCTTCTACTAAATCATTACATAGTCTAGCAGCAATTCCAGCTGTTGCACATCCTGCAACTATATCAGTTGTATTCTGACTACCTGTACCAAGTGCTGTACCATCTGCTCCCGATATTAAAATACTGTTACACCCCCATTGAACAGAAAATCCAACATCTGCAACAGTTGCAACAAATCCATGTTCACTAGCAGGATCATATCCAGGATCTCCTGGTTGTAATATATATGCAATTTTACCACCCAGAGCAGACTCTCCAATAGTATATGTTCCTGGAGGAATAGGTGCTAGAGTTGTTGTAGTTGTGGTTGTAGGTGTAGCAGTGGTAGTTGTTGTTGTACTAGTTGAACTAGTTGTTGTGCTAGTTGTTGAACTAGTAGTGCTAGATGTAGTAGATGTTGAACTTGTTGATGAGCTAGTAGTTGTAGTGGTTGGTTCAAGTGAACATGAACTAACTAGTTGACAGAAATATGCTTTTAAAACATCGTTGTTTTCTATCATCTGAATTATATTAGCAACTGTTTCTTCTGAACATATCGTATCATCAATCTTTGATAGAGCAACATTTAAACAATCCCCTGTTTGAATTCCTGTACATGGTAAATTCACTCCATCATAATTTATTTTAGATGATGGAAATTTAAAATGCAAACAAGGATCACAATTTTTTGGATAGATGATTGTTATTGTTTCTTGATAACAAGGCATTCCTGGTAAACAACTCATTTGAATAATATATTAAGGAAGATAAATAATATAATTAGTTGCTAGCACTGGAGGAATGTTTGTATGTGCTTGACCACCTCCTGCATTATTAACACTAACATTTGCAGTGATAGATGCGGAACTAGTTTTACCTAATGTAGAAGGAAGTGCAGTTCTCATCATTTCATAATTTAACTCTTCTCCTGCTCCAGGAATAGCTCTAGCTCTTGCAACATTATCTGCAGCAGTTACTGTTTGTCCATCAACATTATTTGGGTTTGCACCAAACATAAAATGTGTATGATCAACAGGTAAAGATGTTGTAGTATGTGTGTGTGCAGGAATTTGTGGAGTGGTCAATGTAACATTGTTTGTACCATTAACTGAATATAAACTATATGTAGGATTACCAGGAACAGCAGGATCCACTACAGGACTCATTGCTCCTCCAGGTACACCTGTTGTAACACCTACACCAATCCTTCCTCTTTTATCAGGAGTACCAGGTTGACCATTACATAAATAAATTTTATCCCATCCTAAACCTGCAATCCCTTT